AGGTCTTTGCAAGGAGATTACAGATTCAGGAGAATATGACCTCTCAAATCGCTGATAATTTCTACAGGATAATCAAACCACATGGAGTGATGGTAAAAGTAACAGCTCGTCATATGTGCATGTCGATACGTGGAGTAAAGAATGCTCATTCGGAAATGGTGACATCTGCTGTCAGAGGATCTTTTGAACAGCCTGGAGTGAAATCGGAGTTTTTGAAATTATGCGAAAAGAAGTGATTATAGCTGCACCACATCCAGACGATGAACTCATTGGTTGTTTTTCTTTATTTGAATCTAACAGCATAGATAAGGTTCTATACTTTTATGATTACGATAATCGTGATAGACGATACGAAGCGTTATACTGCGCAAAGGCTTTCTGTTTTAAGCCTGTATTTATGCCACTACCTGGTGATCCATTTTTTGCTGATAGTCTGGTAACGGAAATTTACAATGCAGAAACTTTGTACATACCTGCTCCTACTGAATACCATCCGCATCATCTTGCAGTTTATAATCTACTCGCTGGTAGTCCAGTCGAGGATATTCGATATTACTCAGTTGAAATGAACAGAAACGACCTGACTCTTCTTTCACATTATCTATGTGAACAAAAGAAACATTGGATGTCCAAAATTTATACCTCACAGCGTAACTTATGGCACAGCAATGCCAAGTACTATCTGTTTGAAGGAATAACAAAATATGATTATAAAACCTTTGCCACAATTAAAACCTCTGCGGAAGGCTGTCACCAATATCCTGAAGCTCGTGGTAGTTTCTATTATCTAAAGAATCTCCACAGACACGTGTTCCATGTCACTGTAAGAATCGAACAGAGCAATGGGATTGACAGGGATATAGAGTACCTGGAGGAGAAGCGTAACCTTACCACTAAATTAGAAGGACTGCTCCATACAATGGCTCCTTCGTCCTCCTGTGAAGATATAGCATTATTGATAAGAAGATGGTATATTCAAAGGTTTCCTCGCAGAGAAATTAAAGTTGAGGTTTTGGAAGATGGTGAGAACGGAGCGTTGATAGTATGATTGCTCACTTTGGTCTTTGTGGGTTTAATAATCGGTTTAAGGAACCCACTCCTAAGAGCGGTGGGCGACTCATTATTAATAAATAAATAAACAAATGGGAATAATTTAAGAGCGGTGCACCTTTTCAAGCTTTACTTCCTCGACAGTTTTAATGATTCTAAGCGTCCCACCAGAAATTTTGCCCGCTTGACATTTTTACCTAAAAAGAAAGGATGAATTAAATGAAAAGAAAAGAAATTATACAAGGATGGAATGTAAACCAAGTTACCCGGTCGTTCAGAATAACTAAGGCGTTAGTGTATCAGCTTACGCATAAACTTGGTTTACATTTTCCAGACCTTCCTCGCGGAAATCATAATAAGATGTTCTTCACCTTGAATGATATAGCTTTTATAGAAAGGATACTTATAGAGAAGAAAAGAGGAAAGAGTCTTGCTGCGATAATTAAAGAGATAAAATCTCAGCCTATTCCTATTCGGCGTAAACTACGTTTTACACCTAAAAGAGAATCTGACGATTGCATTACCTGTCCTACGTCTTATCACGACAAAGATGGTTATCCACTTTCAGCAGGTTTCCGGATTGCAAAGAATGAGTATAAAAAGGAAAAAGGACCGATACCTTTTGGAGTTAGCCTGAGAAGTAGCTGCGGGAATAAGGGCTGTGTAAATCCAGATCACCATTATCTGTCTTACCCCATAGCCAAATGTGAGGTATGCGGGAAAGAATTAACTTATCAGGAAACACACTTCGTTCAGAGTCCTTCAAAACCTTCAGTGTGGAAAAGACGATGTGCTCGGCACGCAAGAGGAGTAAATAATGATGCAGAATAATAAAAGAAAAGTTTTTTTACTTCCGATAGAACCTTTAGAGTCTCGCTACAGTGCTCAGTGGGCACGTTGGATTCCTACAGCTTTTTCAGCAGCAGGATATGACGGCGGCGTTATCAATGGTTGTCCTTTAACCGATCATATTGAAACTGGAACCTTCTTGGACATAAACTCTACACTACATTATAAAGCTACACAATTAGCCGGAATTGCAAAGATGTTTTACAAGAAGATGATTAACCCAGGTGATATATTCTTTGTCAGTGATCTGGAGTTTTGGGGGATAGAGAGCATCCGATACCTTTCCGTACTCAATAAGATACCTGTCAAGATATATGGATTCCTTCATGCTGCCAGCTATACAAAAGGAGATTTCATGGAACCGTGCGCTGAGTTCGCGCAGATATTTGAAAGAGGTTGGATAAATATTTGTGACAAGGTGTTTGTGGGTTCTAACTATCATAAGAGAAAGATTATTAGATGTAGAGCTAAAGATGAAGCAGAGGCTGTGGAGTGGCACAGAAACAAGATCGTGGTGTCGGGTAATCCATGGGATGGATTAGACGCATGGGATGAATTAGATGGGGATGGTTATACAAAAGTTAAGCAGGTTATTTTTCCTAACCGCCCCGATCTAGAGAAGTGTCCTGTTGACTCTCTTCAGGTAGCAATTGAGTTAAAAGCGATCCGGCCTGATGTTAATATGGTATTTTGCACAGCGCGTAAACAATGGGGAGATGATGAATTACGAGCTTACGCACAGGAGCTGGTTGATTTAGGCATTATTGAACTACATGAAGGAATATCAAAGAAAGAATATTACAATCTTCTTGTGCTGTCTATGGTAATGGTTTCAAACACGGCGGAAGAGAATTTTGGTTATTGTGTTATTGAGGCGTGTAACTTCGGTTGCCAGCCGGTAGTTCCAGATGCTTTTTCTCATCCTGAATTGCTTGGCAACAACAAGCAGTTACTCTACAAAAGGTACAGTCTCACGGATTGTGTTAATCTGGTTGAGGATAGATTAGATAATCCTATAGCTGTTGCACATTACGCCTCAAGATGCATTGAAGCGTTACCCAATATCATTGAAGCAATAAAGAAGGACTGTGGTGAATAGCATTGTCCGTGGAAAAGATTTATCTTGTTACTGACTGTCCGTACTCCATTGAAGCTATGATGCGGTGCGGGCATAAGAATATGCTGGTGTCGTTCTATTACCTGTACAAGGCGTATAGGAATGGAAACGATAGTAAAACACATCGAGCATTGGTCGAAGCACATAAGCACGGTGCTAATATAATGCTTGATAGTGGTACACATAGCTTCTACACCAGCAGAGGTAATCTTTCAGAGATAGATGAGTTCTTTGATCTATATATTAAATATCTAAAAGAATATCATTACATGTTCTCCAGGATAATCGAACTCGATGTTGAGGAATACATAGGACTTGCTACTGTTGACAAAATGACAGAGAAGTTAAGAGAACAAGTCGGTAGAGACATCGTTCCTGTGTGGCATAAGCAGCGAGGTTTCAATAGGTGGAGAGAGATGTGCAAGTGTAATAGGTACGTGGGCTACTCTTTTAAAGGAAAGCCTCTTTATGGAAATGAGAAATTCTTTGCCGTGTCAGAGAAAGAGAAAACAAAAGTACACGGGTTCGCAATGGGTAGTTTCGGTATGTTAAAGAAACATCCATGGGGATCGGTGGATTTCTCTACGTGGAAAAAGAGAGCGGCGTATGGATTGGTGTTTGTTCCGGTGAAAGACTTGATAAGAGATAAGTTCTGGGACACGAACTATGGAAATACACCGCACATAGCAGTATCAGAAGCAAGTAAGCACACAAAGGAGTACATAGGTAATTGGTCTCCGAGAGTGCGTAAGGTTGTTGAGAAGTATTTTCGTGAGTTAGGAGAAAGACATTTCGATGATGGAGAGAGATATACCATAGAGAAGTTAGGTAAGTACGAAGAGGAAGAAGAGAGGAGTGCCGCGTTAGCGTTGAGATATGAGGTAAATATTTTGTTCTTCAAAGAGCTTGAGGAACGTCTGCAACCAGGAGTATGTGACATAGGAGAAGCTAAGAGTCTTAACAGGCTGTTCTAAAGGAGGGTCTAGTATGGGAAGCAAAGCTACAGTTATAGTCAACCACGCAGATTTGAAAGAGTTTGCGGCGAAGGTGGCGTTGAACGGATTAGTTCCAGATTGTATTATCGAAGCTGCGGACGGAAAGATCAGCGCCATGGGAGTCAACAGAACACGTGTCGTTTGTTTTTATGGAGAAGCAGAAGCAGTAGTTAAAAAACCTGGACGGATTACAATACCTGCGTTGCCTACGTTTGCCGGAATCCTCTCAAGGTTTGATTACGAGAGTAAGACCAGAATGCAGTTTACCGGAAAGCATGTTGCGTTGACCCAGAAAGGTAAGCAAGGTCAGTTTGCTGTTGTGAGTGATGACTTGATAGAAAGCACGCAAGGACTTGAACTAATTGAAACAACCGATTTCCAGAAGAGAATCTTTCGTCTCAAGAATGATGATGATGATGTGAAAGAGATAAAGTTTTCCAAGAAGAATATGTTGGTCATCGACACCAGTTTACTAAAGAGTCTGGTTGGAGATGCTGGTGTGGTTGGAGAAGAGTGGTATACGTTTAGTATCTCCAAGGACGGCAAGGTAAAGGTCAGTACCGACAATGCTGCTGGCAGTGCTCGTTTTATTACCAAGCTCGTTCCGTCAGAGATAGAGTGTTCACAGGATTTCTCAATGTCGCTCGGTTTCGGTTTCAAGGAAGTTATCAGCAATTGTGATGGAGATGTTACCATGTTCTTCAATCCGAAGGCTAATTTCAAGCAGGAGCAAATGCCGGTGTGGATAGAGAACGGTTCATTTTCATATATCGTTCAGACGGGAGAATCACCTGATGACGGTGAAGAAGAAACGAAAGCCTAAGCGGCCTTTAACTACGGTCATTGTGGGAGATGTTGATCTCACGGATGATAAGAGCCTTTCTGATGTGTCCGTGTTTCGGCAGGATATGTTCCTGTGTAAACCACTCATTCCGTCTACCGTACTGATCGACGCCGATTTGACAGGACTGACACCTAAGCAGTTCAAATGGATGTTACATAATACTGTCCTTCCGGTTGTTGTGCGCGTGTCAAACGCAAAGAGTGCTGCGCTGTTAAAAGGCGTCAATTCTGATTTGGTCAAGATTCAGTACGGTGATGTATGGGGGAATAAGAAGGACTTGTTTGCTCTGTTGAACGCTGTGGTGTTTAATAAAGATAGAGATGCTGTTTTCAAGATATTGGAAGAGAATACCGGAGCTTTGTATATCGCTGTGAAGTTTCTCATCAGCAGCATCATGCACTATCCTGAGAACGCCGATGTGCTGGATGCGGTTGATAGATACCTGCTAGGCAAAGGCTCAAATACATCTATCAGCCGTATGTTGGCCTACGGATTTAAATCAGTTGAGAATAAAAGAAGAATCTTTTTCAAGTTGATGTTGAAATAAAGGAAGGAATATAACTATGCTCATTGAAGATTATCGTCCGACTACCTTTGATGGATTTGTGGGACACGAAGATACAAAGGAGATGCTACAGACATTGTTAGAGAAGGATGGAACCATTCCACATCTCCTGTTCTACGGACCGGCAGGAACAGGTAAGACAACAATGGCGCTCATCTTGGCAAAAGCAATGTTTGGTAAATCATGGCGAGGCAATTTCTTGGAGATGAATGCTAGTGAGGAAAGAGGTATACAGGTCATCAGAGGAAAGGTACAAGATTTTTGCCGTACAGTTGGCCTAGCCCAAGGCAAACCCAAGGTGGTGTTCCTTGACGAATCGGATTCACTCACGAAAGACGCACAGAATGCTCTTCGTAGAATAATGGAAGTCAATTTTAAGAATTGCCGGTTTATTCTTTCAGCTAATTACGAACAGAAACTTATTGAGCCGCTGGTAAGCCGTTGTGTGGAGTGCCATTTCGATTACATTCCTATCAAGCTCGTAGCAAAGCATATCTTCAGGTTGATGAAAAAGGCCGGAAAACCAAAGAAGGAGGTTGCAATAAAAGCGGCTAAGTTGAGTGGTGGAGATATGCGGAAGGCCATGACTATCCTTGAGCGGTATCTTAATGGTGGTAAAATCTCCAAGTTACAGTTCGATGAGGACGTATTAACTATGGGGATAAAGAAGTTCATCGACTTGACGTTCAAGAACAGCGGAGAGACACACATTATCCTTGATAGAATCTGGCATGAAGCGGTAAAGACTGAGCAACGTGCAGAAATACTACCGTTCATTGCCGAGACAGAGTTCTATATGGCACAAGGAACAACGAAAGTACTCCAGCTACAAGGATTGTTCTGCAAGATTCAGCGCATTCTCAAAGGAAATAACTGATGCAGGATTTGTTTGGTAACAAGATGGCCGGATGCACTAAGTGTGAATTAAGTGCATCCGGCATCAATCATCCGTGTATACCTCCGTATTCAAGTGGTGGTCCTGTAGAGATTATATTCATTGGAGAAGCTCCCGGTAAACACGAGGATGAGGAAGGAGAAATATTTGTAGGAAAAAGTGGCAAGCTCCTCAGAAAGGCTCTGTATAAAGTAGGAATAACTAAAGGATACATTATAACCAACGCTGTTCGCTGTCGGCCAACTACACCTAATGATAAAAATAGACAACCAACGAGTAAGGAAATCATTGCTTGTAATCCTAAACTTATAGCTGAATTGGTGAAGTACAAAGATACATTGAAGGTCATTGTACCTCTTGGTGGTGTTGCGTTGAGTAGCCTAATGGGTTTGAAGGGGATTCAAAGGTTTAGAGGCAATGTCTTGAGGTATAGTAACAAGGTTGCTGGCCTGAGTAACATTCCGGTAGTTCCAACCGTCCATCCAGCGTTCATTTTAAGAAAAGGTTATAGAGAAGAGCACGAGGAGCAGCTTAAACTTTTCCGTGCCGATTTGAAGAAGGTTGTGTCTGTATTAAAAGGTGAGGAGATCGAACAGCCTCAGAGTAAGTTACATGAAGGATACAAGTGCTCTCGTGATGATAGTTCAGCTATTTCACATATCCTACAGCTATCGAAGTATGACAGGCTCAGTTTCGATATAGAGACGATGAGCAAGACAGATAGTACTATTGTGTGCATTGGGTTTAGCTGGGCACCTGGAGAAGCGTGTTGTATTCCAGTCCATCATAGTGAAATAACTCTTGAACACAAACAAGCTATTATCACACACTTGAAGGATTTGTTTGAGGATGAAACCAAAACATTCATTGCACAGAACGTATTGTTTGATATGGTTGAACTAAGAAGACAGTTTGATATTGAGATACAAGGTAAAGTTCTGGACACGATGGAAATGCATCGACTCCTAGATGAAACAGGAAATAACGGTTTGGAATCAATGGTGTGGGAGTATTTTTCAGAGTACGGCGGATACAAAGATAGATTCTGGAAAAAGTACTCAGGTCTTTTGATGTGTAACATTCCGCTCATGGCAATGTCGAATTACAACTGCACCGACTGCGATATGACATTTAGAATAGCTGGAGTGGTAGAGAAGCAGTTGAAGAAAGAAAAGATGTGGCATCTCTATTCAGAAATCGTATCACCATCTGTTGCAGAAGGATATGCTGACCTTATGTATTACGGATTGGCTGCTGATCCGGTTTATGCAAAGAAGGTAGAACGGCACATACTGAAGAAAATAAAGAAGTTTGAGAAGCAGATGTTTGAGTTTCCTGAAGTTTTTCAGTACATGATGAGGAAAGGAGCGTCTTTTAAGTTCTCGTCAAATGACCAGATGGCGCAGATACTATTTGGATTAATGGGTCTACCGGTGATTATAACTACAGAGTCAGGTAAGGCTCAGGTTGATGAGAAAGTCCTTACGGTGCTGGTAGATGATTACAATTCAAAGTTCGCTGAGGTTCTATTGAAGTACCGAAAGCAGACAAAGCGGTTGAATACCTATGTCACTCCGATAGTTGAGCGTAGAAGGATAACAACAGAGAATCGCATTCACCCACGGTATAGGTTTGTTGACACTGGAAGGACTGCTACAAGAGATCCAAATCTTCAAAACATCGAGCGCGGTTCTTTCCTCAGAAACTTGTACGTCGCTCGTCCCGGTTACATTCTAGTTAGTCCTGATTATTCTCAGGTAGAGCTTCGTGTTATGGCAGCACTGTCAGGTGATGAAAATATGATTAAATGTTTTATGGGAGGAGGAGATATTCATAGTAATACAGGCTGTGGAATATTTGGTGTGTCTGTTGATGAATTAACAAAAGAGCAGCGAGTAAAGGCTAAAGGATTCAATTTCGGTGTCTTGTATGGTAGAACAGCTCACGGCTTGGTTGATGATCGAAAAGGATTTAATCTTGATGGAGAAACAACGTTACAACAGGCTGAGGAGCAACTACAGAAGTTCCTTGATACCTATCCAAGCATCGAAGAAGTTTATTGGAAAACTGTTATTGCCGAGGCGTTGAAGAATGGATACACAACAAATCCGTTTGGTAGGAGAAGGCAACTGAAGGATTTGAAAGGAATGAATAGGAGGATAGCAGAGAAACATTTCGGTCACGCTATCAGGCAATGTAAGAATACCGGAATCCAGAGTACAGCAGCAGATATATTGAAGCTTGCATTTATAGCCATAATGAGAGAGTTTAGGCAGAGGGATTGGTTGGGTTGGAAGAACATTGTAATTCCGGTCAATGAAAACCATGACGCTCTGTATTTTGAGGTTCTACGATCAAGAGCAAAGGAGGTAATTATTGTAATTAAGCGGAAGATGGAAAGTGTTGATCTACCGTTTATGAGAGGGATCCCGCTGGTGGCTGATGTGGCTGTCGGTAAGCGTTGGGGAGCCTTAAAGGATTTGAATGTAAGCGGGTAACGCGTGGGCACATCTTTATAGTAAGAGGAAGGAAATGGAATAAATTATGCCAAAGGATAAAAAACAGCAAAAGGAGAGAGATCCGTTATTGTTTTCTGTCATGTTACCGTTTCTCCACATGAAGAAGAAGATCAATTTGCGTGAAGAGATCAAAGTCAACGCCGAGGATTTGTCCAAGGAGTTCGCGGAGCAGTCTGGCAAATACGCATATTGGGCAAGTTTAGAAGCTAATGCTGAAGGTCTTGTGAACAAGCTGGAGGACGAGCGAAATGCAATGTTTGCCGTTCTAGGTGAAGAGACTCGTGCCACACTGAAGGAAGAACAACCAAAGCCTCCTACAGAGGCGCAAATTAAGAATACAGTGAATCAGGATGAGTCGTATCAACAGGCAACATCTACTCTTCGTAAGGCAGAACTTCAATGGAAGTTACTGAAGGTAGCCAAGAAGTCGTTTGAACAACGAGCCAACATGCTCATCAGTCTTGGAGCAACGCAGAGAAAGGAGCATGCGTCAGACATAGAGGCATTGGCTGATAAGGCGTCAAAGATTGTGAGTCATTTAACTGACGATTCAGATGAGGACGATGAATAGGAAAGAGGAATTATTATGGGACTAGATTTAGATGATTTGAAACAGTATCATGCAAAGGTAGAAAAGAAGCTGGCTGGAGAATCCGCCGGTCGCCCAGGTTACATCAGCCTGAGTGATAAAACGCGGATACGAATTATGCCTCCGCATCAAGACATGCGTAGATTCTTTACGGAAATCAGAGTACATTACGGAGTAGGTGAGGATGAAGAAAAGATTTATTGTCCGAAGATGGACGGTAAAAAGTGTCCTGTATGCTCCTATGTCAAGAAGCGTTACAAGAGTGGAGATTCACAGGATAGAGAGTTCGCTAGTCGCATCGGCGCTAAGTCCCGCTATCTGTGTAATGTCATAGATGTTGACGATACTAAAGCTGGGGTGCAGAAGTTTGAGTTTGGTATCAAGACTCTTAATCCCATTCTCGGTATCATCAACGATCCTGATTTTGGTGACATTACTGACCAGCTCACCGGACGAGTTTTGACTATCACAAAAACGATGGTCAAAGATCCCAAGTCCAAGCGTGAATGGCCTAACTACGATATCCGCGCTGGTGGTAAGCCGTCTTCTATTAAGAATACCAAAGCGTGGAAGTCCTTGCTCAAGAAACTTAATAACCTTGATGAAGAGGCAGAGTTCCTTACCACCGAAGAGATAAAAGGAATCTTGTACGAGGATGACGATGTTGATGAGTCCTATGATACAGCTAAGTCTGAAAGGAAGCCGAAGGCAAAGAAAGAGGTAGTTATTGACGAGGACGATTTGTTCGTTGACGTTGATGATGACGATATCAACATAGATGGTGAAGAGGACGAGGTTGAAGAGAAGCCCAAGCCAAAACCGAAGGCAAAGAAGCCAAAGGCTAAAAAGCCTAAGCCTAAGAAAGAAGAACCTGTCGAGGATGAAGATGAATTTGACTTAGGCAAAGATGATGAGGAGGCTCCTTTCGAGACGGACGAGGCTGATGACGCTGACTCCAGCGATGACATAGATTTTGATAGTGATGATTTGGATTTCGATTTCGATGATCTCGCGGATGATGTTCAAGCATGACTGGACGAGGAAGAAGATGATCCGCCACCCAAGAAAAAGGTTAAGCGTGGCGTGAAGCGCAAGAAGTAAGTTTTAAACGGACCGGTAGCTCAAAGGGAGAGCGCCTGATGTGTTCCGAAATAGACGGAAAACAGGGAGGACGTGGGTTCGACCCCCATCCGGTCCACTACTAGAAGCAAAATGAAAGCGTGATTTAATTGGTAAAACGAAAAGCAGTCAGCAAGAAGGAAAGTGTAATAGAACCGAAACCTCCATCTAAGATATTAGGCGGAAGTAAGAGAGCCGTTCTCCTTTCAGATGAAAAGGTTTACACATCAGATATTAAAGAATTAGTTTCTACCGGAGTGCTATCTATTGACATTGCCTGTGGTGGTGGATTTCCGTTCGGTAGAGTGGTTGAGGTTTATGGTGATTTTTCCACAGGCAAGACTCTACTAGGTATCCACGCTATTAGAGAGGTACAGCGCATGGGAGGATATGGGATGTACCTTGATATTGAAGGCTCCCACCCGGCACATTTCATAGGAGTTCTTGGAATTGATAAAGAGCGGTTTGTATATGTCGCACCAGGAATCTTGATTGAAGAGTGTTGGGAAGAAATAGAAATATTCTTGGCGGCGCGAAAAAAGGATAAAAAACCTGGAGTTATTGTGTGGGATTCAGTTGCTGGGTCGGTAGCAAAGCTGGAGGTTGATAAGAAAGGTAATGTAAAGTTCGGCGCTGAGATGGCAGCAAGAGCAAGAGCCATGGGTCACATACGGAAGGTAACAGGAGCATTATCTAAGTCTCGTGTTTGCCTTGTGCTCGTAAACCAGACACGTGATAATGTCGGAGTTATGTATGGTGATGACATTGTTACAGTGGGCGGTAGAGCGATTAAGTTTCATTCCACCTTACGCCTTTGGTTACGCATGGGTAAGAGAGTACGAAAAAAAGAAGGTGCTCCAGTTATCGGTTTGGAAGGAGCTATGACCACTACGAAGAATAAGTTCTCTCCTCCGTATGTGAAAGCTAATTTCATTACTCTTTTTGATAGAGGTATAATGCGGTATAAATGTGGATTGCCCGTTATGGTGCAACAAGGACTGCTGGAGCAAAATGGTAGTTGGTATTCAATTCCCGGTGAGGAAGATAAGTTTCAGTCTACTAATCTCAAGACTGTGTTAGCTGATAACGCTGATAAGTTATTGCCTGATAGCTGGAAGTACTATTTAAAGGAGATAAAGTAATGATTAAGTTAGTTGCAGAGTATGAAAAGGTTACGGCAGACACTTTTGATCCCGATAAACGCGCACTTGTAATTGCATCATTGATGGATGATGATGTAGTTTTGGCCTCTGTTGAAGGAGCGGATTATTATGTTGCTATGCGAACTCTTCTTGATTTCCTTGAAAAAGAAAAATATCAATTTCTTGGTGGCGGGAAAGAGATTGTCATGCCGTCACAAGCGTCTGTTTTCTACTTGATAAATAGCGCAGGTAAACCGGATGAAGATGGTACAATAAATCTTTCAGCAGAAAGAGAAGCAATAATCATTAAAAGTATTGACGAGGATATGGCTAGAATAGAGGCTCGTTATCAACATCCGGGGTACTGTTTTAGGTGGATGTGGCCTCGGCAGGAGCAGATAGATAATGCGCTAGAGTACTCAAAGGATGGTAAACGCACAGAATGATTGCAATACTTGGAGATCTCCACGGTAGGCGATATCAGACATTCAACTCTATAGTTGATGGAAAAGATGCTAGGCTGAATGATATCGTCAGTGTTATTGAACAGGCCGGTAAAGAGTGTTACAGTAAAGGAATTAATGAGCTTTTCCTTGGTGGTGACATCTTCCATAACAGATATAGGATAGATGTTCCGGTGTATCATGCTGTATGGAAAGCGTTACGATTTGTTTCTTGCCTTGGAATTAAGTTGCATTTCATTGTAGGAAACCACGATCTTTTCCTTAGAGAATCCTGTAAGCACTCTTCAATAGCGCCTTTTGCTGATATTGGAAATGTCTATGATGAGCCAGAACTTATTGAGGTTGATGGCAGACATGTCCTTGCTCTGCCGTATGATTCAGAAATAACAAAAGGATTCTTGATGGACAATCAAATACACGGCAAGGATATTGTTGTTATTGGTCATGTAGAGGTTAAAGGAGCGAGATTCGCTACCGGAGTAAAAAGTGAAAAAGGGATAAGTGTCAAAGAGTTAAAGACAGTCCTCAAGCAAGAAGGAGCAAAGTCTGTTATCTGTTTCTTCGCTCACTATCATCATCCTTCAGTTAAGAAGAGTACTATCTTTATTGGTGCTGGTTTACATATGGATAGAAACGATAGCGTAAGTTCAGAAGAAGATGGAGATAGATATCTATGGTTGCTGGATGGTAAGAAGGTATCAAGAGTGCCGTTACAGTTTCCAAAGTTCATAAGGAAAAACTACGATGATCTTGAACCAAGTTGCGTAGGAGAACATTTCTATACAGTAGCTTTGCCAATGGGAAATAAAGACACTACTCCAGAAGAGATTAAGAGTCAATTATTGAGAGCAGGAGCCAGAGATGTTGAAGTGCTACTGGTGAGAGCTACAGATGAAGCAGATAAAGACGCGGGTTTGGCTGGGAAAGAGTACTACGGCCTTGGCTTCGATGAATGTGTCAAGCAATACATTACAGACTACTGTCCCACCGATTTGTCCCACTCCTCGGTATCCGCTGCTGTAAAAGAAGTTATGGAAGAAGTACATCTCACAAATAAAGGATTAACAGGAACACGTAAGTTTGTTAGGAAAGTGGCCGGTGTATTAAAATGAGGATAACCAGATTAGAGATTCGTAATTTCTGCCGAGTGAAAGAAGTAATTCTTGGTGATGACGTTTTCAAGGTAGGAACAGCGTGTATGATAGTTGGTAAGAACGGTGCCGGAAAATCAACTATCTTTTCAGAAGCCATATTGTGGTGCATATTTGGTAAGACAGATCGCGGTCCCGGTAAAGATGAAGTAGTAAATGAAGCTGTTGGTAAGGACTGTGAGGTTAGTGTTTGGGTTGAAGACGGCGATTATACCTATCGAATATCTCGATACAGGAAGCATAGCGTCCATGAAAACAATGTTAAGATTACTGTTTTGGGTGATGATGGAACCTCGGATGATATTACGAGAAAAGATAACAAGGAAACAAACGCCTATATCCAGGAAGTAATCGGTTGCACGTTGCTGTCCTTCACTAATTCATTCCTGTTTTCACAGCAGAGTACACAGTTCTTTTCTGGATGTACCGATAAAGATCAGAAAGAAATTGTTGAGAAAGCAGCAGGTTTATTCACTCATCTAACTGATATGTCCCGCGCTGCTGGTCGATTAGCTGAAGGAAAGCAGATGGATAAGGAAAGTTCAGAAGAGAAAATAGCTGAGTTAAACGCTGATATTTTATCTAAGAAAAAGTTAGGCAAAGAAGCACAACAAAAAGAAACCACGTATAACGCAGATAGAGCTAAAGAGGTAAAGAGCAAACAGCAAGATTTATCAAACATGAAGAAGGAGCTTGTAATTGTGCAGGATAGCTTGCAAGTTGTTACCAGTAAAGAAACAAAGATACTCAAAAAAGGAAAGTCTTTAGAGAAGAAAAAGGACGATGAGTTTGCTCAGATGGAAAAGCACAATATAGCTTTAGCTACTGTTAAAACGTCACTCTCGGTATTTGGTGTTAAGATCCAGGCGGAAGAGGTTATTATTAAAGAGTCGAACACTGAACTGGACAGGATTAATAGTCTTGATGAAGATGTTACTTGTGGTAATTGTGGGTCAACAATAACACCTGAATCCAAAGATGTGCTACACAGTGACGCATACGGAAAATTAGAAAAAGCAGAAAAACGCCATGAACAACTATCAAATCGTAAGGAATCCGATGATAAGGAATACAAGGAATTAGCAAAAAAGATTCTCCATCATAAGGAACTGTACAAAGCTACTATCATACAAATCGGTAAGTTGGACAAAGAACTTGATGAGTTTGAAAGAGTAAAAAAGAGATATACCACTGCCGTTAATTCTCTTGATAAAGACATTTCAACTGTGACTGAAAGTATAAAGATGTTGAAGAAAGCCCCTAACCCACATAAAGAAACAATCAATTCTCTTCGCAAGATTATAAAGGACATCAAAACCAAGATAAGTGTAGTAAACGAAACGCTTGTGGGTGTAGACGAAGAGGTAGAAGCATTATGGTTCGTGCAGAGTATGTGCTCAGGCAGCGGAATACGGTCATTGGTGTTGAAGTCTATAACACCGTTTATGAATGACCGGATACGTCAGTACTTGCCTGAAGGAGTAGAAGTAACATTCAACACACAGAGGAAATTAAAGAGCGGTGAGTTGAGAGAAAAGTTTGAAGTACAGGTAGATATGCAGAATGGATCTAAAAGCTACGAGCAGCTATCAGGAGGAGAAAAGAATATAATAGACATGCCTGTTCTACTGACGCTCTGCTCTTTATCACAGTGTGTTGGACATTCGCGGCTCAATATATTAATATTCGATGAACTGTTCAAGGTGCTCGATGATGAAAATCTTGACTGGACACTATCTTTGCTTGGTAGAGAAAAGGCAGAGCGAGATGGTGTATTTGTTATTACCCACAATAAAGACTTGGCAGATAGTGGAATTTTTGATAAGATTATTACCGTTACGAAAATAAAGGGTGAGACGAAGGTACAAGTAGATGTCGCTAGATAAAAAGGCGTTTAACAAACTGTATTTAGACTATGCAGCTAACGATAATGAGGAGGTGCTGAATGAGTGTTTTGAAATGCTCTACAAGTACCTACCAAGATTGGTTCAGTACCAGATGAAGAGAAGCGTATCTAACCTGTCAATGATTGAGGACATCGTTCAGGAGACAGCTATATCATTGTGGGGATTCTTGAAGAAGAAGAAGTTCGATGTTAAAAGAGGTAACATCATAACTATTACTCTTTACAAAGCACGAAATGCGCTAGCGAAAGATATGCCTGAACACACATTTAATAGAGCACAGCTCATGTTGGACGATGCGGATAAAGTTGATGTTCTGACAAGGTGCCATCTCGCTAGTTACGGTACATTTCCTATCCCAAGTGAACTCGCTATACAGAATGTTTATGACCAGCGGTTACTTGACTATGTGCGCGAGTACGTTACTGACCGTATGAAGTGGCGGATAAAGGCGGGACGTAGGCTAAACTTCTCCTTGGATGTTTTGAGTTTGATATTGGATAAGGAACTAAATTTAATAACTTATTCCAACTATGGAAAGAACATGCCGGAAGAGTATTATGAGTTGAAACGAAAGTACGCGATGCAAAACAATATAGCTATACGACTTAAAAATATAGTTATCATAAGCGTCCGTTGGGGATACTTGTTAGGCATCAGACAAGGAAAGATGGAAAAAAGATGATTAAGTATTTTTGGGGAATTGATCCGGGTACGGTATCTTGGGTAATGATATTGGCACCTGATGGAACATTTGCAGGAATGGCATCTATAGATACGACATTAGATGTACCGTCTGTAAAGAAGCTGAAGGTTATGCTCGGTAAAAGACCTCCGCTTAGAGTGGTGTTGGAGGACGTTGGGACATACATGGGATTGACTGATAATGGTAAGCAGAAGCGCGGAGGAATAAAAGCAACCGCTACATTCTTAGGCGCAGTTAAATTCTGGAAAACTTGGACTGCCTGTATGGGGGTTCCGTTGGTCATGGTCAAGCCGAAGGTATGGCAAGCACCTATGATAGGAGCCTTTCAAATCATAAAGAAGGACGGAGAAAACAAGAAGCAGCAAAACGCTAGGAAACGTAAAGAGATAAAAAGACGAAGCACTCTTGCAGCTACACAGCAATGGCCTTCTGTAGATTTTAGAATCGGAAAGACAGCACGTGCAAAGAAGCTGGATGACAACAAGACTGACGCTATATTGATGGCGGAGTGGCTTAGGAGAGAAACAAGATGAGTAAAACGCCCAGGACCGATTCCAATATCATAGTTAAAGACATAATGGATGATGGTGGCGGTGATTGTTATCCTATAGTGGTTGGGCAGAGTCAGTCAATAAAGATTGAGTTCGCTCGTCAACTTGAAAGAGAACTTTCCACCACTGTTCCTGCTAGTGTTGTAAAAGACTTGTTAGATTCTGCGCAACACGTTATCAATGGTAAGGAGACACTTCTCCGTGCTTATAGATTAGGAACACATAGAGGTGTTGAATCAGCATTGGATAAACTTAACAAGTGGTTGCCAAAATATAAAGCAGCATCTTCTTTTGTTGGTGAATTACTAAGCAAGGAGTAAATAATAATGAACCCAATAGACGATCCGGTAGATGAGATATCACTTCTCCTAACCCTATTCAAGGACACCCCTTTTGTGGAATTGTTTGAGATAATGGGATGGGACACAACGAAGAAGTTCATTAGAGTTTTTGGTGGTACAACGATCCCAATCCCATCAAGACACGATCTGAATAAGGTAGCGCGTGATGTAGAAATATACCGCACCATTCAGCAAACACGTACTGATACAGAATCATTGGCAGTAGTAAAGGCAATGTGTAAGAAGTACGACCTTACTCCGTGTGGTGTGATTCATCAGTACAACAGGATACGCAGGTTGTTTGGGATTGGAAAGACTAGAATCAATCCTTCAATGGCACATCGTGCAGCTGCTGAATATGCAACAGAAGAAGCACAGAGAAGAAAGAAGGAAGCTCAAGATAGAGCTAATCATCGTAAGAAGCTAAAAAAATTAGAGAAAAAAAGGAGTAAGAAATGACCTACGAGTATAAGTGTCCGTGCTGTGGTATCAAATTGGTAGAGGATAGATTCGTGGTAGATAGAAATGTTGATTTACCTATGTGTTCTAAGTGTGGTATAGCAATGGAAAAGGTATTCTCTGTACCTATCATTCCCGGTGATTCCCAAAGAGGATCAAAGACACAGAAGGATATGGACGCAGATAAGAAGCATGCAGGTATAAATGAGATCGCTAGGTATTCCAAAGTAGCCAAGCACGACCAGTTGATAGGAGATTAATACCATGAGTATAAAAAATATTAGACGCTGGACTCATACACCAGGAGATCTTATGTATAGTAAGCACATAGGAAATACAGCGATAAATGCTCCTTGCTCTGTTGATGATTCTGCTGATGATTCTAGGTTACTAGACTGTAACGGAAATAAATTAGCAAGACCACGCAGGAAGATTGGTTTTAGAAAGGTAAATACTAATGTCTAGGCCAGCGGAACTACTAAAAGAAAAAGAAATGTTGGAGCAGATACGTGAAGAGATTCGTGCTCTCGCTAACGGTGACGAGCATTTAGAGATGAGAGCAGAAGCTGTCATTGTTAGAACTTTAAGGCAGGAGGACAAGAAGCTAGATGTCCTTATGCAGGAGTCGTTGAAGAAGCGGTTCGATGTTTTAGGTATGCTCTTTGATAAGATGGATACCATTGGTAACGAGATAGATAGAAGACTCAAAGACGATCCAGAGTCCGTTTCAGTACAACAGCTATTATTGGCTTACGACATTGCTGCTAAGGCGTATATTGCTGTGGGAACAAGCACTGTGATGGATCTTGATAGAGTCAAAACGCTCGGCTTGGAGATTGAAACTCGCTCTGTAACTAAACAGACAGCCTTACCAAAAGCAGGTCGTGATAAAGTAAGAAAGATGGCGAAGTTAATCATGTCTCGCACGGTTGATGAGCAATTGGTGGGACGTAGTGTTGAGGAAGATCATAAAGAAATGTCGAAGAAGATAGATGAATTTCTTGATGTTGAACCTGAACAACCATTAATCACTGATACATCTTTGGATGAAGAGATGCGGATGGACGAGAATATCAAGGGCAATGCTCCTTTACCTATAGAAGAGGTAAAGGAACCTTCTTTGCGGGAGCTGAGAAAGCAAAGATCGAGAACCATTGCCAAAGATAAACAAAAAACAAAAAAACGGCGATCATCCACTAGCGGGAGTTCTGACTGATAAGGAATACGAGAGTCTAACTCCTGAAGAACGTGCTGCTCTTTTATCCGTTATTGATGAAATAGCAGAAGAAGGCGATTCAGAAACTCTTCAAGACCTTTACGATGAAGATTATGATGAAATACCTGTAGACCCAGAAACCTTTCTCCTCGATCCTTATTATCTTGGAGATGCTGTTGAAGTATTTGACGTACTAAAAAAGGATTTCATAGATTTATTTAACGATCCAACTGTATTTGAGGTAATATTAGCTGGTGGCATTGGGTATGGGAAATCGTTCCTAGGGGCTTTGATAGAGGCAAGGATGATTTACGAACTCCTATGCTTAAAGTCACCACAGTCTTTTTATAGTCTTTCACCTTCTTCAACTATCACAATAATGAACCTGTCTATCACAGGTGCTCAAGCCAAAACACAGATATTTGCTGAACTATCAGATATGGTAAGACTGTCTCCATGGTTCCAGCGTAACTATCCTCCTGATAAAAGAATCAAATCCAGCCTAAATTTTCCAAAGAACATCGTTGCCATGCCCGGTAACTCCACTGAACTATCTGCCATTGGTAAAACAATTTTTGGTGGTATCGTGGATGAGGCAAACTTTATGGCCCGTGTTATGGATTCAAGTCGGTCCAGAGAAGCAACCAGCGAGTTCCATCAAGCAGAGGTATTGGTAAACGCACTCAGGACGAGGTTGAAGAGTAGATTCGTGCAGCAAGGCCATATCCCAGGAAAGCTTGTTATTATATCATCCAAGACCACAGAGGACGCCTACTTGGAGCGAAGAGTTAAAGAGGTAGGAGAGCGTGACACGGTGTTTGTGAGGAGTTACGCTACGTGGGAAACACGTCCTCGGGAGAGGTATATGAAGGAAGAGTTCCGTGTTGGTCTAGGTAACAGCATGATGTCCTCTTGTATTATTGAGACTGACGCAGATATAAAACCTGGGATGGAAGTACTCTCCGTACCAATGGATTTCTATCCTGACTTCGTTGATGACATAGATAGAGCCATAAGAGATATTGCAGGTAGAAGCACTGTGGCTATCAGTCCTCTCATTACAAAAAGAGAACGTATTTATGAATGTACTAAGCTTGACCTCTCAATTAAACATCCTTATTCCGCCCTAAAAACTAATCTACAGGATGGCGCGTATTTCCTGCAAGAGATGTTAGTTCGTATTGATAAAGACGGATTCCGTATTCCTATCCTACATCCAGACGCACCACGATACGCTCACGTCGATCTTGCCGCCAGTGGAGATGCTTGTGGTGTTTCCGTGTGCCATAAAGCAGGAGAGCGTACTCACAGGAGAACCATACCGGAGAGAGATGTCTTTGATCGGCTGACAGGTAGAGTAATCACTGTTGTAGAAAAACTTCCGATTGTCTATGTCGATTTCATGCTCCAGATTGTGCATCCGAAAGGAGCAGAGATTGATTTTGCTGCCGTTCGTGGATTGTTTACTGAGCTGAGAGAAATTGGTATACCTTTGGCCGGGATAACATATGACTGGTGGAACTCAAAAGGATCTCTGCAAGAACTTAATAAATTAGGATTCAATGCAACATACCTTAGTGTTGATCGTAGTCCAGCGGCTTACTACTTGTTAAAACGATGTATTGAGGATAGGCGGTTGGTAATGTATTACTACCAACCAGTGATTGATGAATTGCTTGGTTTACAGGATGATCGAAGAAAAGGAAAAATAGATCACGTTTCTTATGGACCCAACGCACATAAAGATATTGCTGATGCGCTAGCGGGAGCGCACCATGGAGCTTATTTAGGTATAGGTGGATGGTTAGAACCAAGCCTTGGGTTGATGGACGGAGTAACACCTTTGGGCGAGGGCCAAGAAGATATAAAAGAGGCAGAAGAATTGGACGAGGTTGAAGAAGAACCTGAGCGCCCAGATATAGAAGTTCCTGAATGGTACTCGTGGCTTGGAGGCGGGAGAGTTTGAATATATTATCGTGGATTAGTAAAAGATTTCAGGATTTCGGTATGTCTGAATCACCTTCAAGAGGAGAAAAGACAACCGAAACATCAGATCCAGAACCTAATGTTTACACAGGATATGATAGTATAAGTCAGTCTATTTTAGATTCATTAAAAATTGGAAGAGAAAGACTTGCTAAGTATCAAGATTTTGATGTTATGGATGAAGAGATTCCAGAGATAAGTGCTGCTCTTGATATTTATACTAACAATGTTGTGTACGGACAGGAAATCGGAGAGACATATAAGGTGGTCATTGAGGACGCACCGAGTGATGCTATCAAAACAAAGGCGCAACAGATGGTTGATCGAACGGATAGGCTCACCGGTATACGAGAGGACACACCGAAGATTGTACGTGGGTTAGTTAAGTACGGAGTGGACTTTCAGGAGATTGTAGTAGCCAATAAAACTGTATGGTGGTTGAAGTTTATCCCAGCCGATCAGATGGTTAAAAATTATGACATACGCCGTAGGTTAGAGGAATATGCTTATACACAGAAGGATTTGTCTTTGGATACTGCTGTTGCTAAGTTTAGAGAGTGGCAGATAGCAGAGTATTCAATAAACATGAATCGGAAAACAGGCTATGGTGTAAGTGTATTAAACGCTGCCAGAAAAGCATGGAAACAATTAAATGCGTTGGAGAACAGTCTTATCATTGGACGCATACGGAGAGCGCAGATGCGCCTTGCATGGTTGATTGATGTAGGAAACATGCAGGGGAATGCTGCATTAGCGTACATTGATAAATTGAAGAAGAAATACAGAAAGAAACGTGTCCTTGATCCTTCCACTGGAATGCTGAAACAGCAAATGAGTCCTCTTACTGATGACGAAGATTTGTTTGTTCCTGTTCGTGAAGGTGCAAAGCATCAAGGTATTCAGGTTATTCAAGGTGACAATAACACAGGTGAGATACGAGATGTAAGGTATTTTCATAACAAGATGCTCGCCGGTCCAAAGGTTCCAAGCGCACTCCTTGGATTTGCTGGAGATATTAATTCCAAGTCAACTCTTGTAGAACAGCTCGGAGAATTTGCCAAAGCTATAAGGAACGTTCAATTGGCAACATCCATTGGACATAAGAAGGTGTACAGCATTCAATTTATCTTAGCTGGAATAAATCCATCTGAGTTAAAGTGGAGTGTTGTCTTTCCACCGATGGGAACCGTAGGTGAGTTGAGGAAGTATCAGACAGAGCGGTTAAGAGCACAGATTATTAAAGAGTTCAATCCTGATTTCTACATACCTACCGAGTGGATTTATCGTCATATACTACGCCTGAGTGAAGAATCCATTAAGGAAATAGCTAAGTATGATAAGGCGGAAGAGAAGAAGAGGGATGAGCGAGATAAGCGGGACAGTGGGAAAGTCAAGACAACGGACATAGATAGAGAACCTACCGCCGGGTCACGTGACATGAACGTAGACGCTCGGGATTCGCGTGGGAAAGACAGGAAATCATCTAATCCTGAAGTCAGTCAAGAGGATCTAGCACGGCGTATTCTCCAAAGTAAAGATTGTCAGTTACTTTCGGAGGATATAGGAACGTTGATAGACGAGCGGTTAGAGTGGGAACGAGTAAAGAATCTTTAAGGAGATATTGAAATGGCTAATAAGGGAACGGTAACGGTTACATATTCGGTTAAGGCTGCTGGACCTGAATCAGATGGCCCGAATGAAGAGCTTATTTTTGATTGTACTTCAGACGCAGCAGGTGATGTTGATTATACATTGACAGAAGCCGATCTTACAGATACCTCTCTCGGTATACTTGGTCCAGATGGAAAATTGAACAGAGATGTTTATAGTGCTGTGTTGAAACCCGGTACTGCTACACCCACTGATGCTTGGAGTACCTACCTTTATGATGTTGATGAGATTGATTACTTCTTAGGCGCTGGTGCAGCTTATGGTTCAAGCACTATAGCGAAGTTAATCAATGCTGTTGGTGGATTAGTAAGTTGTTATAACAGAGTGCTACGTCTTGTGTGCTCTGGTGTAGGTAATAAAAAGCAGGTTTACGTGAAGGTATTATTGAAGAAATAGGAGGCGTGGATAATGATTTCAATTCCAACGGACGCATCATTCATTTCGAGCTTGAATCCTCTTCTGGTTATTATTGTGATTCTATTTGTTACTGGAGCCACTGAGTTCTTAAAGAGGATTAAGTTAGTAAAGCAGTTGGAGCGGTTCATTGACGAACCGGCGTGGTTTGTTGCTCTGTTAGTGGCGTGGGGGGTTTCCTACAAGGCATCTGTCTTATTGCCTATCGAGCTGGTTGAGGCTCTTGGTAAATGTTTAGCTGCGTTAGCGGTTGGATTTGCATTGACTATTCCAGCAAACATAACCAGTAGGTTTATCCCAAAGAAGAAGAAGGCAATAATCGTAGAGAAGAGTGAAAAGTAATGATAAAGAAAGATCGAGTAGACGCACAAATAGCAAATGGAGAATGTGTTGAGATAGACCCAGGACTTCGTATTGTTGTGTATCCTGACGGAAAAAGAAAAATGCGCTGTCCTCATTGTGGAAATGTTTTTGACAATTTCCTTATTTGCGCTCGTGGTTTCATTACCTGCACCTATTGTGCGAGAGATTTAGCGGCTGTTTCTGGACTGAGTGCTGCTGAAAAGGCGATTAATAATGCAGTAGCTATTAAGGTTGATGATGAGTGGAAGCCTTTAGTAGATGTTGCGGCCAAGATTCTGCTGTCAAAGATATTTTCCAGTTTGAAGTTTTAATGTAGGTTAAGAAGCAGAGAAAGGGGCAGATGAGGCATGGCTCTATTCCCATTTGCAGGTGTATTAAATTTTTTCACTGGTGGTAATAAAGTAGTCAATATGGATGCTGATGGGTTAGAGCTGCCTCTTGCAGGAACAAGGCTCAAGTTTCCTGACGGTACAACTCAAACTACAAGTGGTACACGTGGTAGTGGAGTACCTAGTACAGCTCCCTCAGGAGGTTATACAGTTACCAATGTATATCTCGACTCTAACAAAGTGTTAAGAGTAGATTACGACACAACACCCGTAACGTAATAGCTGGAAAGTGAGTGAATTAAAATGAATAATTGGCAGAAGTTTTCTACTGTAATTTTAGTTGTTTTGGCTATTGCGACATATGGATATGCAGACGGTACTCTTACTCTTCCCAGCCTTGAGAACGCAAATACGTGGGATGCAAATAATACTTTCACGGTAGGTGTAACCGGTAATGTAACTGGAGATGCTACAGGTTCTTCGGGTTCGTGTACAGGTCAGTCAGCAACCGTAGCAACCATCACCGGTTTAGCTCCTGACACGGCAACCACACAGGCTACACAAGCCAATATTACTACTTGCTCAAATCTTACTACTGTTGGAGCTTTAGACGCAGGTACAATAACGTCTAACTTTGGGGCTATAGATGTAGGAACTTCAAAGATTGATGGTGGGGTAATTACCGCAGATACAAATTTTGCCGGTAATATAACTGGTGATGTAACTGGTGATGTTTCTGGTTCGGCTGGTTCGTGTACAGGTAATTCTTCAACGGCAACCACTGCTGCTGGCGGTGACGCTGCGGTTGACTTCTTTGGTGCTGGTGTTGACGCCGTAACGAACATTAATACGTGTACCAGTATTGAAGGAGATAAACTTTCTGTATCCGGTAACATACTTAATTGTACTGAAACGGACTCTGTTGTTGCCGCTGAAACAGGTATCATAACCGCTTCAGGTGGTACGATATCTTCAATAACTGACTCGCATACGAATTGGGATACTGCCTACAGCAAACGTGTTGATACGTGGTCTGCTCCATTATCGTATACTACGCAAACAGCTTCTATTGACGATGCTACATCTTCAGCAAAAGGGGCGCTTTATGTATCAAATACAGACAATTTCACGATTACTGCTGGTAATTTGTATTTCAGCGATAATTATGCTAATATCCACCACACATTCAACGGGTCTATATTTGAAACAATAGACGTTGATGTAGTACAAAACGGGGCTAACGTCGATTTACAATTGCAGAAAGAAGGTACTGGGGATTTAACTCTTCTATTTTCTGATGAATACACTACGCTTGATTGCACTTCGCCGGTTCAAAGTGTTCAGCTCACAGAAGGCACCGATGCTGCTCCTGAACTTAATTATGTCTATGTTCTAAAAAGTAACAAAACGCTGACTGCCTCAATGGCTGGCTGGCCTAGTGCTGAACATGCTCCTGTTGCAACTGTCCTCTGCCCTTCCGATACCCTGGTAGCATCTGATGGAGCGTACAAAGTCCATGTGTGGACAGACCATCTAAAGGGATCTGATGAACAAGGCCATTTATCTCATATAAATAGATGGATTAGGCAACGTCATCCATCGTATGAGGGTGGTGTTGCAGTATCTATTACGGGGAGCGGAACCGGTGCTGTTACTGTATCAACTGCTTCTGGACATGTTTATCAACTACATTCGCACACTTTCCCAGCGTTCACAAATCCAGCGACGATGTACGTTGTCAATAATAGCGTAACGGATTATACGCCTGTAGCAGACCTTCAAAGTATTGTAGCTGATTCGCTTGGTGCAGATCTTGAAGGTAAGACATACGCTATTGTATTGTGGGGTGCAGTAAGTGAGAAGTCGGGGGAGTGTAAACTATTTATAAACCTTCCTTCTAGTTCTGAGGGTGCGGCTAAATACGATAAGGTGAGAGAGGATAAGAATAGGGTAATTGATTACAGTATTCCTTCCGAGTTCAAGGGCACTGGGTTCCTTATTCGCCGTCTTGTAATCTACAACAATGCTGACACAACTTGGACAGTAGACAGTGGAACAGGAGATGATTTAAGAGGTACTTTCCCAAACACCTCCGCTGGCACAACTTCAGTAGTAGGATCGTCTTTTGCTGATAATGTGTTTGAGGTTTATGATGAAGGTGACGGAACTAAGGTGGTTGAGTTTGAACTATCAGGTATGACTACCGCTAAGACCGGGACCTTTGATCTGAATATAACGGATGATAGAGCGTGGATAATGCCAGACTTCAGCGGAACCGTTGTAGCTGACGCGACTGCTTGTACCGATATTGAGGGCGCAGGGCTTTCAATTACAACCGGGACTCTCAATATAACCGCTGCTGATGAAAGCGCAGACACGGCTTGCTATTTGGCTTTTTTTACTGGAGCAACTGGCGCTCTTG